ATAAGCTTGTCCGGGCTCAATGATGCGATCACCTTCGGGACCAGTCTGACGAAGGAAGATTTTGCCATCATAATAGTTTACGCCGAGCTCACCTAATTTTAGGTCGGCAGTAGTAGGTACGCGTCCTGGGACTCCAGAACGGCGCAATAGGATCTTGGTGTCTGATGAAATCATTGCTACGTCGATTCAGGCTTAAACACAACGAAGAAAGATAATAAATCTTCTTAGTTTTATTTATACAGCCTAAACCGACTTGACTTTTTTGCTATAGTATGATAAGAAAAGGTGCTATAGCGGTGAGGTAACCAATAATAGTACCGACAACGGTATTCTTAGTTGATTCCATTTCGTCGTGTAGTTGTTTACACGGGTGATATGAGTCCATTAAAATAATACAAACAACAAGAGGTAGCTCAGTAGGCTTGATTCTTGCGCGGCTTATACGCATAATACCGCTGATCAATTTCTTCTTCTGGTTCCATCCAGTCCTCAATTGCCTGTCGGCGTTCTTCTGTGAAGAATGGCTGTTGGATATACCAGAGGATCCAAGGCTCGTGACCTTTATCACCATTGCAACTACGGCACGCACAGAGTACGTTTGTAGTGTGGTTACTACCCCCTTTAGATTGTGGGACAATGTGATCTAAGGTGAGCTCCTCATCGGAACCACAGTAGGCACATTGATTGCCCCACTGGTTCTTTATTGATTCCTTCCACATTCGCTTGGCTTCTGCGGGGGAACAGGTATGAAGGTTATAGAGGTAACCTTCATGAGAACCATAAGTATCCATAAAAATACTTGCGTATATTTTATTTAGGAATACTTATCTGTTTTTTAGCTCCGATACCACTGTAGCTGTTACAATGAGTTGAGCTGGGATGACCATTGCGAGCAAGATAGCCCAGTAATGGTTCATAGCGAACTGAGATATGATATCCATTTGTCTTCTCCGTTTGAGTTTATCTTTCTTCTCTCGCATGTGTCGCTTGACACATACTAATTATACAACATAACCAGATATTTGCAATAAAAAAGCCCCTTGCGGGGCTGTATGTCAGGCTTTCTTGATATTGAGTGAGACTTCGGTGAAGCCTTCCCTCCTAAGATAGCTTTCAATGATGTAGGCATCTCTGCCATTTGTAAATTCTTCACGGTGTCTCTTGGTGGTACCATCAGACATTACCTTAGTACCAGTGACTACATAGCGAGACAAATGTGAGCGATAGGACATAGGTCCAGTGGTAAGGACCTATTATTTATCACTCATCCCATTCCTTTTTTGCATAGCCTGTCTTGTAACCATAACGGTCGCGACCAGCTTTCTTGTCCCTGGCACGCATATCCATAGCCTTACGCTGAGCTTCAGCACGCTTCTTAGGATCCTTAGGACGACCATACTTGTCCCAGCTTACAGCCTCGCTGGTGATCTTCTCACGCTTCTCATCATCCATAGTAGCCATTAGCTTGACAGCATCTTCCTGGGGGAAGCCTTTGTCAGTTAGGTACTCTAGAATGATGTCGAAGGTGTCAAGCTCTTCCTCTTCCTTGACATTCTTAGGAGAAGCCTGCTTCTTAGCACGCTCTACGCGAGGCTTAGGGAAGCCATCCTTAGCATCAGGAGCAGCAGCAGCTGGGGTGTTAGCTGCTGGGGAGTCAGCTAGGGCTGCACTCTCGCTAATAGTCTCCTTTGCAGGACTCCCATTCATGGAGCCATATGCTTCTCTAAGTTCGATATAGCCGTGTAGATCCATCGTGCTGTGTGAATTCTATATGTAGTTATTTATATAGACAAAATTCTGAAGTTTACCTTCTACAAAGGTGAGCTTACATTCAACCCAATCAACAAAACCATCAGGAGCAGCTTTAGCCTCTCCAATAGTGATGTCTCCGGTGTAGATATATGGGCGCACCCGTCCGCGTAGACCACTGCGCACAGCCTTAACACCCTCGTCAGATACTTTGATGTCGTATGTGCCCGCGTAGTCAGGGAACCATAGCTGACCAGATGGATCTACCCAGAAGAAACCAAATAGATTCTCTAAGTCTTTAGTCTGGCAAGCGATATTAGTCATCTGCGCAATGTTGGCAGAGCACTTAAACTCATCAAACATTCCCATAGTAATCCTCAAAGTCACAGTTAGGTGCTGCCCTCTTTACCTCATCCCGCAACTCCTGCTGGATAATAGGGGGCATATTATCAAAGTCAGCCCGGTGGATCCTCTCAATGAGAGTAGAGGCTTCCGTGCAGGTTAGAGTGGCGAGTAAGAATATCATTGTTCTTTGTTGTGAATTAGCTCGTTCTGGAGCTCTTGAGTTAGTTTAGCAATACGGCGCTTCATTACCCACATAGCTAGCCAGTGCTTTGGAAAGAACCTAGCCATGAACCACCACTTGGCAACAGTGATACGGGCGATCTGGAAGTTGAGCCAGAGAAAATACGCTAAGCGTTCATCTACAATGCACAAGGCAACAATGATACTTAGCGATAATAGAAAGCTGTAATAAAGAGCTTCAAACATAGTCAGGATAGTTCATTTTGGAGGAATAAAGATCTCCGGTGAGGTTATAAAGCTCGGGGAGATTTAGATTGCCCTTTTCATCAGTGCATTCTAAAAGTGCTGCTCTGATAGCAACACCGATGGAGACAGGAGTAATCTCGTGTCCACCACCACAAGCCGCGTCAAAAACGCGGGAAGCTTTTTGGGACATTTTTAGTGATCAGAACGTAGGAATATTTAGGCGAAACCGCCTGCTTCGTAGATATATTCCTCGCCTTGGCTGATCCAATACTCGGTGAATACATCCCCAAAATGCTCGCGTAGGAACGCAAACTTCTCACCAATTATTTCTTTACCGAGTACGTGGAAGTGGGATGTGGAGAGAGCAAAAAACTCATCGTAAGCATCCTGATCACGAGTCTTCATCTTCTGATAGAGCTGACGGGCTTCATCCATTAGGGGGATAGCATCAGCAGGCATCTCAACAACCTCACCTGTGGGGAGGGGGAGACGCTTTGTTTTGATAGCGCCCATAGAAACCTTCATACACTCGCGTGTCTGCTCCACAGAGAGGGCGTTAGGGCTCTCTAAGCGGTAACCATACTGGACACACCCATTGGTACATTCCATTACACGGATAATGGCTGTAGCGTCTAGGACCTCTGGAGTGCAGTCGGACCAGATCTTGTGCCACTTGGCATAGAAGCCGGGATGCTCTTTATGGTCAGGCATAAAAAAGGGGGCGCTTTGCCCCCTGATTATACACTTACTTGGTTGTGTTTGCAAGCAATACACGGATCTGATTCAAGGTTAATGTTGGATCAGCCTGCATTAGGATAGCCACAGCAGCAGCCACATATGGGGTAGCCATTGAGGTTCCGTTTAGGGATCCAATACTGTCATTGGGTAGTGTGGACCAGATGCCCACTCCAGAAGCTGTCACATAGAGTGGTAGCTCAGCACCATCACCCTCAAAGTCACTAGCCTCACCAGCCCAGTTGGTAAACTCAGCTAGAGAACCGTTGTTGTCCACAGCACCAACCGCGATTCCATACTCGGAAGCGTAGTTTGATGGGGCACTGGGGAATGAGAAGCTATCGTTACCAGAAGCAATGACACACATGACACCATTGTCATGAGCATACTTCATGGCTGCCTGTAGGTTGGGTGGAATGAATGTACCACCACCTAAGGACATATTGATAACATGAGCACCGTTATCAACAGCATAGATGATACCAGCAGCAACGTCGTCGTAGCTACCAGATCCATCATCACCCAGAACCTTGACTGGCATGATCTTGGCATTATAGGCAGCACCTACAGCGCCAATACCGTTCTTCTCTGCAGCAATAATACCTGCTACATGAGTGCCGTGACCGTCAACATCGTCAGTTTCGTTATCATCTTCATTGAAATCCCAGCCCTTGTAGTCATCAATGAATCCGTTTCCGTCATCATCTATACCGTTATTTGGGATCTCATCGTCGTTAGTCCAGATGTTATCATCTAGATCGACATGATTTACATCAACACCACTGTCTAGAACAGCAATAATGATGTCTTGACCAGTGAAACCTTCAGCCCAAGCCTCAGGTGCACCAATCCGATCAATACCATAGAGTGGGAAACCGCGGAAAGGTAATAGAATGAAATTATTATTGACTTTAAGTTTTTT